GTGGCAGGAGCTGCTCGTTAACTGCGCGCCGGGGATGCGGCCGGAAGATTTCACGAATGTGAACCGCGCGGCGATGGAGACGGTGATCTTCATCAATCGCCGGATTCTGGGCGCGGAAAAGGCGACGACGCTCGAAGAGATTGCCGAGGCCTACAACAGCGGCAAGTGGGCGTGGCTGACAGGTCCGAGGGGCGCGGAGCGGTACGCGGCAGACTGCCGCGAGCATTACGACACGATGCCATTGCCGGCTCCGGTGGTTTAGAGAAATTTCAAACGCAGCAGAGAAGCCAGTGGGCTCGGAGATGTGCGCCGTCGGGGTTCTCGCGAATCCGCGCAGCGACGGCCATCAGCCGACAACGGAGTAAACGCTGGCACGGGGCCGGGCCGTTCGCGAGCGGCCCGATGGATCGGGTTTTGGAATTCAGGAAAAGTGAGGGTCGTATGTTTTCGAACATTTGGAAGCACCCGAAGACGTCGGTGACTGGCGTGCTGCTGGCCACGGGGACGATTGTGGGCGTGTTGTCGCAACAGGGCATCACGCTCGGTAACGCAGGCAAAGGCACGATCGTGGCGCTGATCGGCGGATTGGCAACGGCATTTCTCGGTTTGCTCGCGAGAGATCCGGAATCGAGCGTAAGCGCGGTGGTCGGCGGCACAGGAAAAGCTGCGGTGCTGGCGCTGCTGTGCATGACGCTGATCTTCGCGCCGGTGATTGGATGCACGCAGGCGCAGCGGGTTGACGTGGCGCAGGAGATCGTGAACTGGACGCCGGCGCTCGAAAGCTCGATCGATACTGCGGCTTCGGTGGTCGACCTGCTGGATCCGGTGGCCGCGCCGATTGTTAATACGCTCGTGACGGGCGTCAACGCGCTGGCTCCGCAGTTTGAGGCGGCGGCGAAAGCCTATCTCGCGAATCCCACGCAGACGGCGCTGCAGACGGTGCAGGGGCTGATCGTGCAGATCCAGAACAGCGTGAACAATTCGCTGGCGCTGCTCGATGCTGCGAAGGTGACGAATCCGGCAAGTCAGGCGAAAGCGAAGAGCGTGATCAATGGCATTGCTACGGTGGCGAATTCGTTGCTCGCGCTGATTGAAGGCGTGAGCACAAAGGCGCAGGTCGCGGCGATGAGCCAGAACGTCACAGTGCATCTGGCGCAGGTGCGTGGCATGCTCGACGAGCAGCAGCTGCAACTCGCCGCGGTGCGCATCGCTGCGGACACGCACACGGAACCGGTAAGCGTCGATCGCTACTTCGCGGTGCAGGCGCGGCTGGGATTCTGATGTCGAATCGGGTACTGAGCTTCACGCTGACAACTGACGGCTGGAGGGCGGCACAGGCCGCCGTCCAGCAGCAGGTCGGGATCACGCTGACGGGCAACGAAGGCGATGTCAGCAAGGATGGCGTGGAAGTGCATTACGCCTACAATCCGGCGAATCTGACGCTGACGCTGCAGGTGACGGCGCGGAAGTTCTTCGATCCGTCCGTCGATTCGATTGACGCGCAGATCACGGCGGCGGTGCAGCGGATACAGGCTGATTAGTCGTCGAACGGATAATTTGTGCCATTGCGTCCGTGTGCTCGGCCTGGTTGCAGCGAGCTGGTCGCGAAGGGTTATTGCGACAGGTGTAAGCCGTCGAGCCCGGCGGCTCTGAAGGAGAAGCGGCGGGGCAGCGCGCATCGGCGTGGCTATACGCGCGAGTGGGGCGGCTATAGCAGACGGCGGCTGGCGCAGCATCCGCTCTGCGTTGGGTATCCGCTGGGCGTCCACGGGGAACATGTGGTTGCGGCGGAGGTAACAGATCACATCGAATCCGCGGCAGCGCATCCGGAACGGTTTTGGGATCCAACGAATCATCAGTCGCTCTGTCAGGACTGTAACAAGCGGAAAGCAATCGACTTAGAGGGTGGCCTCGGTGTGAGGGGGTAGGGGGTAGGAAATCCTTCCAGGCCTCGGCTTCGCAGACCGCCACCCAGACCAATTTTTACGTCCACATAATCAAAGTTTTCTCGATAAACGCAGCAATTTCAGTCATCTGGCGAGCCATGCACAGGATGGTCAGCACGATGCGCAGGAGGATCACAGGGCGTCGCGTAAGCCGAGAGACGCCGTTCGAATCCTCCGGAAGCTCACAAGCCATGCCAGGACGTCCGCCAACGCCGACACCGATTCTCGAGGCGCGGGGAGCATTCCGCCGCAATCCGAGCCGGGGCCGCGCCCGCGAGAATGAGCCGCGTCCGACAGATCCGCTGGGTCCGCCGCCGCAGGAGTGGCTCGACAAGGCGGCGACGCAGGACCGCTTTCGGAAGCTCGTGCAGGCGTGGGAAGAGATCGTGGCGCAGGCGGCTTTCGGCGTGCTGACGAGCGCCGATCGCGACTGCGTGGAGGCGGCTTGCTATTTGAAGCACAAGATTCGCGAAGCAGCGCGCGGCTATGGGAAAACGACGGCCGGCGACTTCGCACAGTTGAAGACGTATCTCCGGTCGATGGGATTGACGCCGGAAGATCGATCGAGGGTCAGTGGCACCAAGAAAGCAGCCGAATCTGCCAGCGAGTGGGCCAAGCTCGCCGCGGCTCGGCGTCCAGCGGCGCAAGGCGCGGTCCAGTAAGCCGAAGGCCTACGCCACCGTCGCGAACGAATATGCGCGGAGCGTCGTTGCCGGCAGGATCCTCGCATGCAAATGGATCCGGTTGGCCTGCAGGCGTCACCTCGACGATCTCGCCCGCGAGCGGGATCCGCAGTATCCGTATCAGTTCGACCGCAAGAAAGCGAACTTTGTCTGCAGCTTCATCGAGCAGCTGCCGCACGTTAAGGGACGGTGGGCGCGGCCGGCGAACGGCGAAACGGGCCGGCTCCTGCTTCAGCCGTGGCAGATTTTCAAAACGGCGGCGCTTTTTGGATGGGTCGAGAAGGCAACGGGCCTTCGGCGTTTTCGCAAGGCGTACATCTGCGAGCCGCGCAAGCAGGGTAAGTCGCCCTGGGCGGCCGGAGTCGGGTTGTACATGTTCAGCGCTGACGGCGAAGTCGGCGCCGAGGTCTACAGCCTCGCCGGGACGGAAAAGCAGGCGTGGGAAGTGTTCAGGCCGGCGCGTCTCATGGCGCTCAGAACGCATGAGCTGCAGCAGTATTTTGGCGTCGAGGTAAATGCGAAGGGCCTGCTGATTGAGGAGGACTTCAGCCGATTTGAGCCGCTCATCGGGAATCCCGGCGATGGCGGCGCGCCCAGTTGCGCGATTCATGACGAGCATCACGAGCAGGTGACGACGGAAAGCTACGACACCATGATGACCGGCATGGCCGGCCGCGAGCAGCCGCTTTCGTTGGTCATCACCACAGCAGGCAGCTCCATCGAAGGCCCTTGCCACACGCTGCAGCAGGAAGTCGAAAAGGTTCTCGAGGGCACGATCGAAGATGACCGACAGTTTGGCCTGATCTTCACGATAGATCTGGCGACGTCGAAAGATGAAGACGGTACCGAGTGGTCGTACGAGTGGAACGGCAGCAAAATTCCGGCGGATGACTGGAAGAGCGAGATCGCGCTGCGCAAGGCGAACCCGAATTACGATATTTCGGTCTCCGGCGCGTTTCTCAAGGCTTCAGTCCGCGACGCGCTGAATTCGGCGCACAAACAGGCCATCGTCAAGACGAAGCACCTCAACATCTGGGTCAACGCGCGCAGCGGCTGGATGAATCTGGAGAAGTGGCGCCGCTGCGGCGACCCCAGTCTGCGCATTGAAGACTTTCTGCAGGACCCGGTCTGCGAGGGCGTCGATCTGGCCTCGCAAATTGATCTTGCATCGCGCTGCAAGGTTTTCACCCGGCTCGATGAGAAGAGGCAGAGGCACTATTACGTTTTTGGGCGTCATTATGTCCCGCTGGACACGGCGCAGGATGGCGAGCATCAGCAGTATGTCAAATGGCTCGATCAGAACCGCATGGTAGGAATACCGGGCCCGGAGATTCAGCTGACGTTTATTCAGGATGAGATCGAGAAGGACCTGAAGCGTTTTCGGTATGCGCGAATCGCTTTCGATCCCTGGTCGGCGCTCCAGATGCAGCAGGATCTGGCGCGGCTTTGCGGTCAAAAGGAGCCGGGGGGCCCGGACCGCGAGCCGGCGAGCCGCGACGTGATCGTGACGATTCCACAGACGACTGAGTTTCTCTCTCCGGCGATGAAGGAAATAGAGGCGGCGGTCATCGCGGGCCGCTTTCATCACGATGGGGACCCGGTGTTGTCGTGGGCGGTTTCGAATGTCCTCGTCAAACCGGATGCGAAGGACAACATTTTCCCTCGCAAGGAATCGCACGGGCGCAACAAAATCGATCCATTTTCGGCGCTCTGCAATGGCATACAGCAGGCCATGGTGGTCCCGGGCCCGAAGAAGTCTGTTTACGCTACGCGAGGGTTGCTCACCGCATGAAGATCGTCGAAGCAGTTCCGGCTCCGCAAACAACCGCGTTCGATCTGCAGGACGCGCTCCTGCTGATCGGCGTGGCGTCGATCGTGGGCGGCATCGCCCTCTGGTCGCGGCCCGCGGCGGCCGTCGTCTTCGGCGTGTTCTGTCTCATCGCCGTTCTGCAGATCGAGCGCGGCAAGCGCGTCGGGAAGGACACCAGTGGGACTTCTCAGCAATAAGCTCGGCATCCGGAATCTGAGCCTCGAGGATCCGGCGCAGCCGCTGCTTCCTTACTCGGCCCTGTTTGAGTCGCTGGGTCTCGGACGCTCGGACGCCGGCGTGCTGGTCAACGAGAAGCAGGCCATGCGCATCACCACGGCATTCGCCTGCGTCATGATCATCTCGTCGGATTTGTCGGCGCTGCCGCTGCCCGTCATGCAGCGCCTTCCGGATGGCACCGTGCGTGAGGCGCCGGAACATCCCATGTATGACCTCCTGCAGTATGAGCCGAACGAGAACATGACCAGCATGGGCTTCCGCTCGGCATGGCTGGCTTCGGCTCTCGGCTGGGGGAACGGCTATGCGTATATCCGCCGCGACGGCGCGGCGCGCGCGCGCGCGCTGGCTCCGCTGGCCTCCGAGCGGACGAGTCCGGTATTGCTGCCGATCAAGGATCAGCAGGGGAAGGTGAAGCGCAGGTTGTTCTACGCCACGTCGGCGACCGACAGCGGCCAGATCCTCTACCTCGATCCGGACGATGCGCTGCATCTGCCGGGGCTGTCGTATGACGGCTATGTCGGCATCTCGCCGATTCAGAGCTGCAAGAATGCTTTCGGCCTTGCGATTGCCGCGGAGAAGTTTGGCGCGCAGCTCTTCGGCAATGGCGCCAAGGCCTCCGGCGTCCTCTCGCATCCCGGCCAGCTGGGAACGGAGGCGCTCGAGAACCTGAAAAAGTCGATCCGCGAGGTCCTCACCGGCGAGAACGCGCTCCGCCCACTCGTACTCGAGGAGGGAATGAAGTGGGAGCAGACCACCATCAACCCCAACGATGCACAGTTCCTGGACACGCGCAAATTTCAGCGCGAGGAGATTGCGGCGCTCTACCGCGTGCCGATGCACCTGCTGCAGTCGCTCGAGCGGGCGACGAATAACAACATCGAGCATCAGTCGCTTGACTATATCCGCTATTGCCTCCGGCCATGGGCCGTCCGCATCGAGCAGGAGATCAACCGCAAGCTGCTCAAGGCGCCGTTCTTTGCCGAGCACGATTTCAACGCCTTCCAGCGCGGCGACTACGCCTCGCAGGTGACGGGCATGATGCAGCTGCGCCTGGGCGGCGTGTATAGCGCGAACGACTGCTTTAAGCAGCTGCGCCAGAATCCGATTCCCGCGTCGGCCGGCGGCGATATCCGCATCGCGCCGCTGAACACGATTCCGCTCGAGCGGCTCCTCGACGAGGCCGACGGCGAAGCCGCTCCGGCGGACGGTGAGCCCACCACGGACGCCGCCGGCGGCGAGGCCATCACAGATCTGCGCCGCAGTCGAGTCGTCAACGCCTATCGGCGGCTCTTCCGCGACGCCATCGGGCGTATCGCGAACCGGAAAAAGAAGGATGCGGACGCCGCGTACCGCGCCCTGCAGCCGGTGATTGCTTCGATGGCGGAAGCGGTCATGGCCATGTATTTCACGCCGGATAAGGAAGTTAAAGAAAATGCCGAAACTGAGGCTTCCCGCATCGCGCACGACCTGGCCGCGACCTGCTCTCAATGGCGGCCGGATCAGGCTGCGACCCTCGCCACAACCACAACCGAAGACGTCTACACCGCGCTCCACCGAGCGCTGATCGGATAGCTATGAAGACTTCGATCCGCAAGCCCACGTTTCGCGCCTCGCTGCAGTCCGATGGCACGCTTGAGCTCCTCGTCTACGAAGAGATCGGCGAGAACTTCTGGACCGGCGGCGGCGTCACCGCGAAGACGGTGAAGCAGCAGCTCGACCAGGCCGGCCCGTACTCGCGGCTGTCGGTTCGCGTCAATTCGCCGGGCGGCGACGCCTTCGAAGGCATCGCGATTCATAATCTGCTGCGCGCCCAGGGCAAGCCGATCGACGTCTTCGTGGATGGTATCGCGGCCTCGGCCGCCAGCGTCATCGCCATGGCCGGCGATACACGCACCATGGGGATCGGCGCCATGATGATGATCCACAACGCGTGGACCTCCTGCGTGGGCTATGCCGACGACATGCGGAAGATGGCCGATACCCTCGACGGAGTATCGGGCGCGGTAGCCGAGACCTATGTCAAGCGCGCAGGCCTCACCCAGCAGGCGGCGAAGTCTCTCATGGATGCGGAGAGCTGGCTCAGCGCGCAGGATTGTGTCGCGAACGGCCTGGCCACCGGCATCGCCGAGGACGACGAAAACGACGATGCGGCCATGGCGCTGGCGCGCAGCTTTAAGGCGCTCGCGCGGATGACGAAGCTGCCGGAGAAGCTCCGCGCGGATGCGGCCGATGGCGACGGCGCCTGCGAGTGCTATTGCGCGCCCTGCCAGGACGATCGCTGTCTCGAATGCGAGTGCCGCGGCTGCGATGCCGAGAACTGCGGCGCCAACAACTGCGAATGCGCCGGATCGGAATCGGCCGACGGAGCTGAGGCTGACGCGCCGGACGCGAAGGCGGAACTGGCCCGTATGCAGGATCAGCTGAGGCTGATCGAGCTCACCGGCAAGTAACCAAAAGTTTCAAGCGGTCGCCCGCACAACCGTTCACCCTGGTGAGCGACGGGCGGCCGTATGCGTGCAACCGGCGCTCGGGCGTCGGCGGGCATTGCCACACCAGCAAGAGGAGAAAACAATGAGCAAGATGGTCAATTCGCTCCGTGAAAAACGGAATCGTGTGGCGACGCAGATGCGTACGCTGATGAGCGTGGTCGAGAAGGAAGACCGCGGGCTGAACACCGAAGAGCGGACTCGCTGGAACGCGATGACCGACGAGATCAACGGCATCGACACCACGATCGAGGCCGAAACGCAGCTGGTCAAGATCGAGACCTCGCTGGGCGCCATCGAGGAGAACGAGATCACGCCGGCTTTTGACGAAGTCCGCGCCAGCCGCGCGGGCCGCGTCGGACGCGCCAAAGACAATACCCCGCATGCTCTGGCCTTCCGCAAATGGACACGCGGCGGCATGGAGGCCCTCGAGGCGGCGGAGCAGCAGCTTATGCGCTCGCACTTCGTCTCCAACAGCAATTCGGGCATCAAGAATGCGCAGACCATCACCACCACCGGCGGCGGCTACCTGATTCCGCAGGGGTTCAGCTACCAGCTGGAAGAGGCGCTGAAGTTCTTCGGCGGCATCCTCGGTGAGATCGACGTGTTCGAGACGGCTACTGGAGCGCCGCTGCCCTGGCCGACCGACAACGACACGGCGCAGATGGGCCGCATCCTGGCTATCAACACCCAGGTGACGGAAACCGACATCACCTTCGGCGAGGTGACGTTCAACGCCTACATCGGATCGAGCGACATCATCCTGGTGCCGATCGCGCTGATGGAGGATGCTTTCTTTGACATGGACGCGTATCTCGCCCGCAAGCTGGGCACGCGTCTGGCGCGGCAGGTCACCTACTACGGCACGCTGGGATCCGGGACCAACCAGCCCACTGGCCTCTCGACGGCCGTCACCACCGCCGGCAACACCACGCAGGGCGCAACCGGCGACGCCACCTCCTGCGGCTACGTCGATCTTGTGAACACGCTGCACTTGGTCGATCCGGCCTACCGTCAGTCGCCGAGCTGCAAGTGGACGTTCGCCGACTCAACGCTCAAGGTGCTGCGCAAGCTGGTCGACGGCGAGAGCCGTCCGCTCTGGCAGCCGGGAATCACCGCGGGCTTCGGAAACGATTCGCCGGAGACCATCCTCAACAAGCCGTATGTCATCAACCAGAGCGTTCCGGCCATGGCCGCCAGCGCCTATTCGATCATCTTCGGCGATCTCAGCAAGTACAAGCTGCGGATTGTTTCGCAGGGTGGACCGAACACGGCTGCCGACAGCTACGGCAAGATCGTGCGCGGCGTCACCATGATGCGGCTGGTCGAACGCTACGCGGATTACCTGCAGGTCGGCTTCACCGGCTTCCTGCGGTATGACGGGAACCTCATCGACGCGGGCACGCACCCGATCGCGGCCTTCCAGAACTCGGCGTCGTAATCCTCAACTGCAATTCCACCAATCGCCGGCGGTCAACCAGCCGCCGGCGCAGCTCTCCTCAGCAGGAGTTTTCCATGAAGATCAAGATGCTGCACTCGAAAGCTGGTCACGCGAATCCGAGCTATCGCCTTGCGGACTT